ATATTAAATATCTTTCGTATATTAAAGCATAAATAAAGAAAGTTATGGAAAATAGAATTTGTATAGACGGTGTATGGTATGTTAGAGAAACATCAACACCAACCACATTCAAAATCAACCCACAAAATGTTATTCATACAATAAGTTGTGTATGGGAAAGTGACAATTGGGTATTTGAAGCAACAATGATGTGTAGAGAAGATGACCCAACAGACCTATACCCAGACCCAACAATTGATATTACAGATAAAAGAGGGGAATATGAAGATTGGATTAAACATGATAGTGATAATCCAAATTGGATGTGGGGTGTGTTGGAAAACAACCCTGAAAGTATGATTGATGCTAATGAGATGATGGATAAACAAGGTTTAACTGAATTTAAAGCATTTCTAGAATATTTAATTGAAAAAGGTTGGTTAGGAAAATAAAGGAATAGTTTACCTAAAATATCCCTCGTATATTTAGCATATGAAAAAAATAAAAGATATAGTAATCAGCAAAGGTAAAAAAGCCCAAATAGGTCCTGTACACACCAGAGATATCACATTGGAAGATATCTACCGTTGCTTCCGACCACAACCAGGATATGAATATGATTATCTTGGATATGCTTATTACCGAGTTAAAAAAGATGGAACATTAAGAAAAGGTGATCAAATTGTAAAAGAATTCCTACAGCAAGTAGATAAAGTAGTTAAACCATGGTGGTGTCCACGTTTTGTTTTACGTTTGCTTGATTTGTTTGGAAACGATCAAAGTATAGTTCGGATGCGTAATTTAAAACTATCTAATATATTTTCTCGTTTAACAGGAGGTATACGCATAACGGATATGAAATGGAAATGGGATGAATTCAGAATATATGGTTCTTTTACGGAGGAATTGGATCGGTTAGCTCAAGAAACTTGTAGAAAGTTAGAGGAGGAATACGCTAATGAAGATTGATTTCGTATATTATAGTATAAAATTAAAAAATTAAGGTTATGAACGAAGAAATTAAAGATCCAAACCAACTAGACATGTTTGCAGGTATATTGCATACCACAGAACAAGAGAAAATGATAGCGGATTTTATTGTAAAGCAAAAGAATCAAAGTATTTCAAACGAGAAACAAAACCAACAATATGAAAAGTTGCTAGTTGATAATGGTTTTATCTATGGAATGGATTATATCAACACATTCAAAAGAGAAATTGTTACACGAGAAGTAACACTAGGTTATAGTTGGGACAATACAAGATTTGAAGTAGAACTAACATATGAAACCACTACAGGTTATATCGCATTAAAAGGAAAACGATTCTACAATAATGAATTGAAAGATAGTAACTTTAGTGTTGACTTTTCAGGAGATAGAGTACAATGTCCAACTGTTCAAGGTCAATATCGTTATGTCAAACCTAAAACATTACTTGAAAAACTGAAAGAATACAATTCAAGTCAAGAACATTTACTTGAAGAATATAAAAAGAAAAATAGCCTGATAGAATATACAGTGGGAAAATACACTAAAATGTATCCAAATGCTACAGTAACTATCCAATCAGATTGGACAAAATATAGCGGTTCATTCCAAGTTGTAGAGGTGAAATTCAAATCAGGTAGCTACATTCAGTTTAGATTAGACATTCACAACAATAAAGAATATCTATATAAGAAACATGATGCTGAATTTGAAGGGATGGGTTCAAATGAGTTACTAGAAAGATTTTCAAAGCAGGAAGCCTCTAATTAAAGAGGCTTTCGTATATTGAAGCAATAATCAAAAAAGATTATTGATTATTTTAAAGTATAAAATTAAAAAAATATGAGTACAAGATCGAGAATTGCAATTGAAAAACAAGACGGAACAGTTGAATCTATTTACTGTCATTTTGATGGTTATCTTTCACACAATGGAGAAACACTTCAAAACCACTACTCAACTAGAGAGAAAATGGAGAAACTAATTGAACTAGGAGATATCTCTTCCCTTGAAAATACACCTGAAGAAACAGTAGCATATCATAGAGATAGAGGTGAAGATTTAAATATTACTTCATACCCAGATGTACCAACATTGTTTGAAGATGGCTTTAATAGTGGTGAAGAATATGTTTATTGTTTAACAAAAGATAATAGATTGTTAGTGTCAAGTGGAGGACCAGTAGCGGATCTACACCTAGCACTACAAGGTGAAGATGTATTATAATACTTTTTTTCATAACCAAAAGGGGCGTCAATCATAAATGATTGGCGCTTTTTCTTTTAATTGAAGGAATAGAAAATATGATAGAGGTTTCGTATATTAAAGTATAAATTAAAAGATATGGATTTAAGAGAAAGGAAACAAGCACTATATGAAGCAATGGACCAACTAGACTCAGCAATTGATAATATCAGAGTCGCGTTACGAGGAACTTCATTTGAAGGACACGCTAATGCTTATATTTTAGGGCATTTACGTAGTTGGATTGATTCGGATAATAGTTTTAACATGGGTGTACAACAGTACATTGATAGATTAGATAATGAAGAGGAAGAAGATATCTAAAGTATCTTTCGTATATTAAAGTATAAATTAAAAGATATGAACGAAGAAAAAATTATGCAACAGATAGTAGCAAGTAATATTGAAATGCATCCTTTAATCCAAGAATGTACAGCTGATTTTGATATGAAATTGAAAATGCAAATGATGCTTGATGGGATATATGATGGTGATTTAAAAACAATGATGTTAGATATGCTTCAATTCATGATTGAAGATGAAGAATATGAATTTGCAGCAGTATTGAGGGATGAATTTTTAAATAAATTGTAATGGAAGAGTTTGATAAACATTTAACATCTATTTTACTTGAGAGAGGAATAGTATTTGAGTTTTAAAGTTCGTATATTAAAGTATAAATAAAAAAATAAAGGTTATGAATAAATTTGCAGAAAACAATCCACAACGGTTAAAAGAATTCGCAGCTAAATTACAAGAGTTACATGATGAATACCATGCCAACCTTTATCTAATTGATGAAGTATATGATGGGATAGATATGATATTGGATGGAATAAAAAAGAAATTAGAAGATGAAATTTAAAGAAGGAGATATTTTAGAGTTTATAGGTGTAGAAACATACTCAGCCAAAAAAGGTGCTAGAGCAATTTGTAAAGGAGATAATGGTTATCTCCAAGTAGAATGGATCCGAGATGGATTGGACAACGATCAATCCAATGGTGGTTACCACTCAGAATGGTTTACAAAAGTAGGGGAATTAGAGATTCAAAAAGAAGATCGTATATTAAAAGAAAATAAAAAGGTTATGAAATTTAATTTTGAAGAAGGTAAACAACGAGTTGTTAAAATGTTAGAAGAACATATCGTTGATTTTAAAACTGATATGTCAAAAGACATCAAAGGTGTTATTAATGATGATAGAGAAGATGCAATAGATCAAATCGAAGATATTATTGAAACGATTAAAACCAATACTAATTACTGTGAAACAGCAATCGAAAAAGTAAAACAAGCAAAAAGCATAGCTGAAGTATTATTTGCAATGGAAAATACATGCTATGAAGAAATGGAAGAAACAGTATTGAATGAATTGTTTGGATTAGAAGGTATAACAATAGAATAAGGTTATGACAGAACTAGAAGAAAAAATAGCATCCATTAGAGTGAAACGAGCAGTAAAAAACACACTCAAGAATCAAGTTACATTTGCAGATATGGCTAGTATAGTTGGTTGGCAATTGAGAGATAGAGGTAAACTCATCACAGCAGAAACAATGTTATTAGTAGGTTATCAAAGTAAATATAATTAAAGGAATAGAGAGCGCAAGCTCTCTTTCGTATATTCAATCAAATTAAAGAAATAAAGGTTATGATAGAAAGTAGAATTGAACGATTGATTGCACTAGATGACTATGTTAAAGCACTTGGACTAGAAGAAGGTGTTGGTAAACTAAACATACTAGATGCAGTTGGAATGCAACGCCAAATAGAGAAAATTATATTGGATACACTAAACGAACTAAACACTGTTGAGCAGTTTAAGCAAGATGATTTTAATAAAAGGGACATAGGCTTGTAAACTATCCTTCGTATATTTAGGTAAATTAAAAATAAAATAAGTTATGAAAGATCTAATCGAAAAACTCAAAACGATACATGGTGTATCATTCGTTTCAGTTACCTACGTTAACCAACAAAACGAAAAACAACAAACAACATTCAATGTTGGAGTAAATTACAGCGCAGCAAAAGAAAAAGATATTGAGTATCTAAAGCAATTAGATGTATCTACAATTGAATCTTCATTACCCAATGATATTCTAGAAGAGGCTCGAATTGCACTGTTAGAGAGTTTTCAAAACCCATCTAAATCTCGCTCTGAAGGTATTAAAGATGCTTATACTCATTTAGGGGCAGGAATAAAACTCCATAAGGAGTCTAAGAAATTATTTGTATATGGAATGAAAATACATAAACGAGTAATTAAGGAAGGTGTTGAGAGAGAAGATACTAGAAGTACCCTAACTAAAGCAAAAGATAAAATCAGAAGCCTACTCAAATCAACTCAATACAGACAATTTGAGATAGGAAATGCTAGTAAATTTACTCTTAAAGGAGATACTATAGAGTTTAAATGAGGAATTGAAAAATAAAGAATAAATTCGTATATTCAAGTAAATTAAAAACATAAAGAATGGAAGTAAAGATTTATCGCGAACCAGAAAATGTAGGTTTATTGTTGGATGAAAATGAGTTAGCAGAGTACCAACAACTAGCAGAGGAATTAGGTATACCTGAGGTAAAACAAGGCAAAACACCTAGCGTCTATCAAACACTAAACCAAGTACAAATTAGAGCATTAGAAGCGCTTTGTCCTGCTAAAGTCGATTTGGAAAAGTATAGCCGAAGTACAATACCTGTTGAAGTGTTACGTGCTATTAAATTTATTAAAGAAAATGAAATGTTTGACTTTATTAAAGTATGGTATGACGATAAAAACCCTGACCCTATTATTGTGGGGGAAAAATACCGAACTGAGAATGACCGAGTAAGTGGGTATACATGGAATACTGAAAAAGTACTAGTTGCGAGGTGGGGTGATTGTGCTTATGAGTTGCCTGAGCTGGTAGAGATAGGTAAGGAAAGGTTAAAGAGAGAATTCACTGAGAAAGCAATTGATAAACAACAAAAAATTGAATCGTTTCTTCAACATCCTGATGTGTACATCAATAAGTACTTGAGTGATGGTCGTGTGAATTTTGAAATAGATTAAGTTTAAAAAAGGAAGCCCTTAATCTAGAGGGCTTTCATATATTCAAGTAAATTAAAAAATGATAAGTTATGAAAAACAAACCAATTTTAGCAGACCACAAACATGAAATTGAATTAGAAGATGATTCTATCATTGTTGATTTTGTATGTGAATTTCACGCTGAAAACGATGGAATAGGATCATACAATTACTGGGGTGCGACCTATTATGATGACGGGGATGATTATTTAGTTTTGGGCCATTTGAAATGGGATGAATCGAAATTTTCTATAGAACAAAATGAAGCGATTAAAAAATACATTGACGAGGATAGTAATTGGCTCCATATTGAAGAGATAGTATCCCATCAAATGTATAACAAATGGGAAGAGGATTATTATGATTATGAAGAACCTGATGGTTATCTTGAGGAATTAGATTTTTAAATTAAAGTTCGTATATTAAAGTATAATTAAAGAAAAAAATAAAAGTTATGAAAAAAATAAAAGAAATGATCGAAACAGCACCATCAAAGAAAGACGCCATGGATATACTTGAGACATGGAGGTTGTTTTATGGGTTGAGTGAATCGCAGTATGCGAACGCAAGGAAATATATTCGAAAGGTTTGGAATCCACTATGATTTAAACCATAGTCAGGTGGCGGAATTGGTAGACGCTACAAGCACCGTAGTGGAGAGCCTACAAGTGTAATTGAAGTGGCTCATACAGGTTCGAGTCCTGTCCTGACTACAAAAAATAAAAGTTATGAATTATCAAAAATTAATGTCGCTTGACCCAACTACATATGGCTCAATGACTAACAGTAAAAAACAAGAAATTGTATTTGTTGAACACCCAACTAGAGGAGACGAATACCCCGTAATAGCGGTATGTCATGAATTGCAATTAGCAGCAGCAACAGATTTCTTTGAATTAGATGATATGACAGCGGAACATGGTGAATATGAACCGTGGTTTGATAAAGATGGGGAATTGGTTATTGGTTAAAAAGTTCGTATATTAAAAGAAAATAAAAAGGTTATGAAATTTGAATTTTTAAAAGAAAAAGAATTAGAGCTAATCAATAACAGATTTGCTGAGGAAGACTCAATTGATTATGATAATTGGCATTTAATGACGGATGAAGAGATACTAATTACTGATGCTGCTATGTTTGTTTATGAAGCATATTGTGATAATGAGTTTGATTCATTGGAGGAATTCGCTAAAAATGCTTCTGAAGGAGAAGGAGATACAGTGGAGAATACTATTAAAAGATTAAATAGAATGTTAAATAAAGGAATATTAAAATTAAAATAAATTTCATATATTAGTGTATAAGAAAATAAGAAAGTTATGAAAAATAAAAATAATACATTAAGTTCAAATATGCAAAAACAATTTAATATGATTGTTAGTGCTCTAAAAAGGGCTAAATCTGAGAAGGATATTGATCAAGTCCATACAGATCTTATTCTTCTCCCTAAAAAACTAACAAAAATGTTTATTGATAAACTTGCAAATATGGGATTAGCAAACAAAGAAGGAGAGGGAAAATATTCACTTAGTTATAATAGTGAAGAGGATTAAAAATAAAGGTTATGACAGCAGACCAAATAGACAGAATAGAAGGAATAATAAGCAAGAAAAATATACTCCAGTTCAAAGACACAATAGATAATATAGTGGATGAGTTAGTTGAGGATGGATTTGAGCAAACGGATGTAGCTACTTATTTGACGGAAGTGATAAGAGAGTATTTAGTTGGATAAATTAATAAATGGAATTAGTATGGCATTGTTTTTAGTGTTATTGGGCGCTGTTTTGTTGATTTTAAACGAGGAATAACGCGATAAAACGTATAGACATATAGTGTAGTGGATTAGGAGGAATATGCGTTTAACTACGTTAGGAGGAATATGAGAGGGTGGAAAACAATAGGATAAAGAGTGGAATGGGAGTAGGAGATTAAGAGCGTATGTGTAGAGAGGGACCCACTGTGTCGAGATCGAGATAAGGTAGGGTACAACCCTCCCCCACACCCCCACGCCCCTTTCACAAGAGGTCAAAAGTATATACAAACCCCCGCATAGATGCGCGGGGAATAGCATTAGGAGAATAACAAGAGAGGGGTAGAGAACGACCCCTACATTAGGAAACTAACCAGGAGGATCGAGAGGGACCCCAAAAAGATCAAAAAATGTTAGGAGAAGCCATTAAGAGGATGTATCTTACTATATGTATTATTGGATACAACGGTATCTTTATTACGAGGTATTGAGAGGAACGCAACAAACTTAGGGTACAGAAAGAACCTCCCACACCAAACAATATAGAAAACAGCGTATTCGTGTTGGAAATCGAATGAGTTTGGATGTTCTCCTACAACAAAACATACCCAGGATAAGCCCCTAAGAATGACCTGTTAGGGAACGTTTGTTAAAAAATTAAAAGCCACACATAAACGTGAGGCTATCAGACTGCTCATACAAACAAAGGAATATCTTATTTAAAATATATTTTGTATATTTATAGCAAATGAGTAAGCAAGAAAAATACAAGCTATTATCACATTACGAGATGCAAGCAATGGCATTCTTGCTTATGTTATACATTAGAACATATAACTGAGATAATAAGCAATTGTAATTGATTACTTTATGAAAAGAGAAACGATTAAAATGAACATCAGTGTGACTAGAGAATCACAGAAACAACAAGGGTATTTTGATGGTCGCTTTGTTGAGAGGACTACCCAGTCTAAAAAACAATATACACGTAAACGCAAACATAAGAGGACTAGCTTAGATTAAGCTATAAATGGACTATTATTATTGATAAATATTTCATATATTTCAGTATAATTAAAAAAGATAAAAGTTATGAAAAATTTGAAAAAATTGAAGTTGATTAAATCAAAAATTGAAGATTTAAGATTAGAAATGATCAATATGTCTGTTGATTTGAATGTAAAAGAAAAAAATTATGATGATGTTTTTGAATTTGTTTCAACAGAAGCTGAAAATGTATTTTGTATATTATTGAATGAATTTGAAATGTTTATTGAAGAAATCGAATAAAATGAATTAGCTAATTAAAATAATATTCGTATATTGAAATATAATTAAAAAGATAAAAGTTATGAAATTAGAAAAATTAATGACAAAAAAATGCAATTGCTGTAACAATCTTAAAGAAGATAAATTTACAGAGTTAGTTAGAATTACTAATTTTTCTTCAGTGGAAGAATCTATTAAAAGAATTCAAGAACATTTTAATTGTGAATTTTATTGGACAAATAATAAAAATAATGAAAAGTTCAAGTATGCTTATTTAACAGGAGATTGTCAAGTGTATTTTGTAAAAGAATTAAAAGAATTTAATTTCTCAAAAACTGAAAGAGACTGGAAAGTTGATTATTCAATTGAGTTTTAAAGAGGAAGCAGCTAATTAAAGTTGCTTTCGTATATTTCAGTATAATTTAAAAAAATAAGTTATGAAAAATGAAATGATTAAATTTGTGAGTGAGAATTTTGATGTGATTAAGAATCAATTCTTGAAAGATGAAATTGAAATTTTAAATGAAATATTTGAAGATGAAGGTGATTTAGTTGAACATAATCGATTAACTGAATTTTTGCTTGATCAAATGAAAGTTTCAACTGCTGAAGAATTGATTGATGTGATTAATGAAAGATCTTTAGGTGTTAATTTAGATGGTGTTGAAGTTGGAGAGCTATTTAATATGATTAAAGCAATAAAGGAAGCAGCTAATTAAAGCTGCTTTCATATATTCAGGTATAATTAAAAAAATAAAAGTTATGAAAAAAGTTGAAGTTATTGAAGTAAAAAAATTAGGACGTCCTGTTAATGAAAACAGTGTAAGACAACAAAGGATTAAAGAGTTAGAGTTTAAGAAAGAAAATGGTTTGTTAAAACGAGGACGTCCTGTAAATGTTGAAAGTGAAAGACAGAAAAGGATTAGTGAGTTAGAGAATAAGAGAAAAAATGGAGAGTTGAAATTAGGACGTCCTGTAAATGAAAATAGTGAAAGACAGAAGAGATTAAAAGAATTAGAGAGTAAAAGAGAATTAGGTTTAGTTAAAAGAGGACGACCTAAAATGATTAAAGTAGAAGAAGTTAAAACAGAGGTAGTCAATTAGGACTACCTTTTTTAATGTTTAATTCGTATATTTCAGTATAATTAAAAAAAGATAAAAGTTATGAAATTATTTGCATTACAAACAGAAGACAACTATTTTACAGAATTAATTAAGATTGAAGATTTTACTACAATAGAAGAAGCTTTAGATCGAATTAATAAATTTATTGAAGGAACAGATGATTTATCAGATTATGAAGAAGATGATCTCTTTTATACAACAGATAAAGATGGAAGAGATTATAAATATGTTTATACTTCAAATGATGGACAATGTTCATTTGTAGAATCATTAGATGAATTTTCTGAAAGTCATAATAGCGAAGAAAAATGGAGAGTTTATAGTTCTATAGAAATTAAATAATTAAAAGGACTAAGCAAATTAAAATATAATTCGTATATTTCAATATAATTAAAAAAGATAAATGATGAAATTAAGTAAAATTGAAAAGAAAGCATTTGAAAAAATTAATTTAGAATTAAATAATATAGTTAATGATTCTAATTTAGAAAAATATGATGAATTTTTTGAAGAAGATTGTGAATTTAGATTAGAGATAATTAAAAAAATGATTAATATACTCTTAAAAGAAAAAGAATTAATTGAAGATTTATTAGTAAAGGACTAAGCAAATTAAAATAAAATTCATATATTGAAGTATAATTAAAAATAACAACCCAGCACCTCCTAATAAAATTAACCCGCAAAATACCACCTCGTAATAAGGGTGGTTTGCGGTGCGTACGCCGGGCGTATATATATGGTATATGGTAGGGGATATCGCCCCACGCGCGCCGTGGTCAATATGGTGGAGGTGGTGGGGGGAGGGTGGTGTGGATGAACCTTCACATCTCCTACAACTTTTCCCCATCGACATTGTATATCCTTATATATTCAACTTATTGGGTAAATAATTCATATACCCCACAAAAACACACCCACATTTTTCATTTTACCAAATTTTCTAAAAATCAAAGGATATCAAAAAAGAGATTCTCAAAATTTTTTCACTCTAGAGCAAAGTATATTTGGATATACAAAATATTATTCGTATATTGTATCATAAATTTAAAAAATAAAGGTCATGAAACGAATGCTTAAACACCCATTAAAATTAACTTTTGGAATTATTTGCCTACTATCCGGGATTTTCCTAGACAACATTATTTTAATATTCTTATCTGGTTGTGCTTATGGGGATATGATGTTTGCCGAGATTTTAGAGGAACTCAACAAAAGATAAAGCTATGGCATTAATTAAACGTATATCCGAATCCGAAGCCCGCAACTATATCCCAGTTGATGAAGATTTTACAAATTCCCCCAAAACATATTTTACTATAACCCCAGACCCAAATAAACCAGGGTGGGAAAAAGTTACATATTATACTGCTAGAAAAAAGAATTTATATGAAAATAGAGAAGGGGATGGGGATTCATGGATATATGTTTTAACAAATATTTCAATGCCCCATCTAATTAAAATAGGTCATACTGATAAGACACCTGATGAAAGAGCATTTCAAATTTCTAGGGCAACAGGAGTACCTTTAGAGTTTGATGTTGCATTTTCATTTAAATGTTTTAATGCTCGTATGTTTGAATTGGAACTACATAGGTATTTAAAGGAGTATAGGTTACGAACGGATAGGGAATTTTTTCAAATGTCTGTTGAGCAAGCTAAAGAAATTATTGTTAAGTTAGGACAAAGATATAAATAATCTAATATTTATTGGTATAATTATTTTACTTATTCTATGGTATATATGTATATTAGTAGAGAGGTAGGATATAAAAAATTATATTATGAGTATAAAACAAGATATAGAAATAGAAATTAAAAATTTAGAAGATAAATTGTATACAATTGCTTTACTGACTGAGCAAGTTTGGGCTTATCATCCTGCTAATCCTGATTTTGTTAATCCTATTTCATTATATGAATTTTTAAATAGTGAAATTAATGTTATTGAGCGCAAAATCAACTTTTTAGAGTGTGAATTAAATGCTTTAAATTAAACAACAATAAAATGGATTTACATAAATTTTTTAATTTTTTTAACAATAAACCTGAATATGACCAGATTGAGGAGAATTTAAGTGATTTTAAAAAAACACCTTATTTTAAAATTGGGGTATTTGTTAAATTAATCATAAATGGGTTAAGTTTTAAAAAACAAGTAGTTATGTTTTTTGGGAATTCTGATGGTGGGTTAGATATGAGGGATGTTGATTTAATGGGAGAATTTATGATGTATCATAGAGCATGGTATTGGATTAGTCAATTAGATTGGAATGATGAAGAATGGTTAAATGATTTAAGACGTTCTAGTGATGTGGATTTACTAACTGCTTTAAAACTTTCTATAAACTTTTTTGAAGAGGAGGAAGAATTTGAAAAATGTGCCTCCCTTAAAAAAATCCAAGATTTTGTTGAAAATTATTTGGAGATAGTAGGATAAGTTTTGTATATTGATCATACGGGGTTTTTAAAAACTCTAGATATATAGAGAAATAAAGTTAGATAAAAGTGGGATAACGTTGTCCCGGTTATATATAAATCAAATGAGAAACAAAGAGTTAGCATTACGACGTCTCCAAACAATTCAAGGACGTCTAAAACAATTGGAATTTGTTATTAATAGAGGTAGTTCTGAGGAAAGAACAAATGCTCTTAAGGAACTAAATGAATTACTTAATGATCTACAATCTATTATTGAACGAGAAAATTAATCTAAAACAAATAAGTTATGAATTTAACAGCTGAACAAATCCAAAGTAATTGGGTTGAATTACTTGCTTACATTGACAAGTATGTTTCTTCCCCTAGAAGTGAAAAACTTAGAGAATTTTATGAACAATATGCTGAACGCTTAATGCTAATGCCTGCTGCTCATAAAAAAGAATATCATAATGCTTTCCCTGGAGGGTATGTAGAGCATGTTTTAAGAGTTATTAGGTGTTCTCTTAAACAATATGATCTTTGGAAAGAAGAAGGAGCAGATGTTTCTACTTTTACACTTGAAGAACTAATATTTTCAGCTTTAAACCATGATCTGGGTAAAATGGGAGATGAAGAACAAGATTCATATATTCCCCAAACAGATCAATGGCGTAAAGATAAATTGGGGGAAGATTATATGTTTAATACTAAAGTCCCATTTGCCTCAGTCCCAGATAGAGGTTTATTCTTACTTCAATCCCATGGGGTTCAATATACATTTAATGAGATGATTGCCATTCAGACTCATGATGGATTATATGATAAAGCAAATGAAAAATACCTTTTGAATTTCATGCCTGAACAAAAACCAAGGACTTCCCTCCCTTATATTCTCCACCAGGCTGATCTAATGGCTGCTCGTATTGAATTTGAGCGTGAATGGTTACCTAAATTGAAAGAAGGAAAAAAATCCGTGGATGATGGGAAAAGTAATTTTACATTAGGGAACAAAACGAACTTTACTAAAAAAACCCCTACAAAGGATAAAGCTTTAAGTTCTATAAAAAGTAATAATTTAGCTAATTTATTAAATAATATATGATAGTTTATATTGTAATAGCTGTTTTAAGTTTGTTGGTTATCTTCTTAGGGTTCACCACATTTAATTTAATGCGCAAACAGGAAAAAGCAGAAGATATCCTAGTTACATATATGCAGTACCTAGATAACCTTTCCCGAACTATTGAAATCTCAGATAAAAAATTAAAAGAAATAGATTATAAAGGAACCTTTAAATCAGATGATGAGATTGGGTTCTTTTTTGAGGCAGTTAAACAAATACAAGATATACTAAATGAATTCAAAGTGATTCGCTTTTAATTATGATAACAAAAAGAGTAAGGGAAAAAAGAAAATATTTTACCCAAGAAACCGAAGATGCTATTGTTAAATACAATAGCACTTCTGATCCTATAGAAAAAAATAGGATATATGAAGGAGAAATACATTATGCATTTTTCAAATTAACCCAAAATATAATTCATACCTTTAAGTTTTATCATACTGAAGTTGAAGATCTAGAACATCTCCAACATGAGATTATAGTATTTCTCCTTTCAAAAATACATCTTTTTAATCCTGAAAATGGGGCTAAAGCTTATTCATATTTTGGAACTATTGTAAAACGATGGTTAATTTTATATAATGAAAAAACTTATAAGAAAAAAGTACAAAAATCATCCGTTGAAGATTTAGAGAAGGATGAAAATTATTCTTATACCCTAGATGGTGGAAGTTCCAAAGATAAACTATCTAATTTTATAGATGCATATGTTGATTTTGTTTCTGAAAACATATATGAAATTTTCCCTAAAGGAAATGATGCTCAAATTGCAGATGCTGTTTTAGAGTTATTTCGTAAAAGGGATGGGATAGATATATTTAATAAAAAAGCTCTTTACATCTATATACATGAACAAATAGATGTTAAAACCCCTAAAATAACTAAAATAGTAACTATATTACAAGATATATTTAAAAAGAACTATGTATTTTATCTAGAAAATGACTATTTAGATTTTAAAGGTTGCACTGTAGGGTATTTATAATAAAAACTTCTATGAGCAGTTTAGATAAAAATATATTCGGAAAGAAAAAACTCTCGGATATTTTCCAAGAGATATACAATAACCAAAAGAAAAAAGAAGAGCAAATATCCGCTCTTATAAACGAACTTAAACCCCTAATTAATGATATAGGTGATGCTACTTTAGTAGTCCCTTTAATTAAAGAATATATGGATTTAGCCATTAGAAATGATGAAGCACTTATTAAAATGGCTACTATTGTTCAACGTGCCCTCAACTCAGAATCATCTGAAGATAATAATTTTGGGATGACAGAAGAGGAAAAAGCACAATTATTAGCTGAAGTAAAAAACTTTAACCCTAAGAAAGATGTCTCATAAATTTGGCTTTCCAGCCATGACTAATAGGGCAACTAATGGAAGCAATTTAAAAAACCCTAAAAAATCCCAAAAACCCAATTTATTTAGGGTAACGGATATAATTATGGATGAAAACCACCCTAGGGTAAAAAGCGGGGAATTTAAATGGCCCTCATGTATGGGTTTAGTTATATGTGTTGGTACATCTCCTATAAATTTTGGAAAAGAGCTTACTGCTCTCCCTCTTAACACCAATAGTAAAAATTTCCCAGTAGTAAATGAATATGTAGATATTACTCGAGGAACAATACCAAATAGTAATGGTACACAATATTTTTATGATAAACCCATAGCACTTTATGGTAGTACAGCAACAAATGGTAATTTTTTTCCCTCAACAACTCAAACAGTTACCCCACCCTCACAAAACTTGGATTACACTCAGGTGGGAAATGGCGCTGTAAATGTTATTTCGAATCAACCCCAACAAATTCAAACATCATCCCCAGATAACCCTAGCCAAGCCACTTTTACAGAAAAATCAGATATACATCCCTTAATGCCTTTTGAGGGAGACATATTACGTGAGGGGAGGTTTGGAAATAGTTTACGATTCGGAAGTACTTCCAAATCAAATAGCCAATGGAAAAATAATTGGTCTACTTCAGGAGAAAATGGAGACCCAATAACAATATTGAGAAATGGCCAACCAGTAAACTCTGATAAAACCCCAGGGTATTTACCTGTAGTAGAGGATATAAATAAAGATTTATCTTCTATTTATTTAACTTCATATCAAAAAATACCATTTAATTCATCACCAAGTTTTAATTCATATTTAAATAAACCTACTAAACTTGGGGAATATATATCTCCTCAAACTATAATTAATTCATCTAGAGTAGTATTAAGAGCAACTGATGATCATGTTATAATCTCGGGAAAACAATCTATTAATCTTTATTCTGAAAGATCTATAAATATTGATTCTCCAACATCAATAATTCAATCTACTAATATATTTTTAGGAGATAAAGAAGCTACTGAACCTGGAATTAAAGGGGATGTTCTCTATAATAAATTAGATACTATATTACAATCTTTAATAGATCTTATTACAGTACTAGAAGTCCAACAAATATGGCCAGCTGGTCTCCCATCCCCAGATGGAGGGACAATGATGGTTGCAAGTATTACTAAACAACAACTTATAAACACTAAAAATACTTTAGATGATATCAAATCAAAAGTTGTTAAATTAAAATAATGAGTATTACTAAGTTATATAATATTAAAGGGAAAATATCCTATAATAATGAACCTATTCAAGGGGCAGAAATTACAATAGGTCTTAATAAGACCGTTAGTAATAAAAATGGTTCATTTACTATAAAGGGAGAATATTCTGAGGTTTTTAATTTATTAATTTATAAATCAGACTTTGCACAATATGTAACTATTCCTTTTGATTCAAATAATAATATTAAATCTGACATAGGGGTTATTGAACTTACCCCTCTATCAACAGATTTAAACCAAACAGCAACCCAACTTGCTAGACTCCCCGAATCATCTATAAAAGCTATAGTTGCATCTAAAACTAATTTTGAAACTCTTCAACAAAAGAAATTAAATAATTTAGTTAATACTTTAAAATTTACCTTACTTCCAACTATATTAAGGTTACTAGCCGAATTTGGAATTTCAAATGCCAAACAAGCTCTTAATAAAAAATTTAATCAACCATTAACGTGTCCCTCCCCAAACCAAATAGCTAAAATAATATCAAAAAAAAATAAATTAGTTAGACAATTAAATATAACATATAAAGTTATAAAAACTACTAGAGTGACAGTAGACATAACTTTAGGATTCATAATAGCATTAGAAATTATTCAAAAAACAACTTTAGGAATTATAATACCAACCCCACCTGCTATTCCTGCTTCTGAAAAAACCATAGACCAACAAATAAAAAAATATAAAACTATAGTTGAAATAACTTCAATACTTTTAAGAATTCTAGAGGAAATACTTGCTGAAATCATTTCCTATCTAAATCTATTAGACCAATATATACAACACTGCTCCCCAGATTCAACCCAAACCCAAGAAATTATTTCTATTGAATTAACTTCATTAACAACCCAACAATCCCAACAACAATCCCCAGTAATTACAAATGTAAATGGATTTGAAATGGGTGTTGAAACAGAAAACACAACTAATACCCTAAAACGTAGAAGAGCTATAGCTAGAAATAAACAAGGTGTAGTAATGTTGAAAGGAGAGTGGTCTTTTTCATCCATTGATCAGATATTAATAGATGAACTTGTGTTTTACATACAACAAAATAATCTAAAAGCTGAATAATTCTATATTTATAATCATATGAAAGCAACAGAACTTAAAAAATTTATTAAAGAAGCTGTTAAAGAAGCAATCCAAGAAGAACTAAAAGATATTCTTTTGGAAGCAGTTCGTACACCAAAAACCCAAATTGTTAGAGAACATACTATTCCTCAAGTAGATATTTCCTCTAGACCATCCGAAATTACAATGGATAAAAGACAAGCGTATATGGATGTTTTAGGTGAAACTGCCCTAAGTTTTACTTCCAAAGATGTACCTAAATTTAATCCACAAGGGGTAGACACTATAAACGGATCTTTACCTAATGGAGATGTAGGAATGGATCAAATTATGAATTTATTAGGAAATAAATAATGGCTTTTAATCCTCAACAAATATATCCAATTGATTTAAATGCTAGTAAGGCTGTTGGGGTTAATATTCCTTTTAGTGGAGATGCTGTTTTTATCTCTAATTATTTAACAAAGGATGCTATAAAAAATAATTTAATTAATTTTTTCTTGACAAACCCTGGGGAAAGATTTTTAAATCCTACATTTGGGGGTGGTTTACGTCCTTTTATATTTGAACAAATAACAAGAGACAATTTAGATTTTCTTAGAGAAGATATAAACCAAAAAATTACTATATATTTCCCTAATATAACTATTAATGATTTAGTAGTTAGTGGTCAACCTGATGTTAACAGAATAGATGTAAGTTTAACATATTCTGTTAAAAATACTAATATTTCCGATACCTTAGAATTTGAACTTTAATGGCAACAACTAATAGAGATATAAAATATATTAATAGGGATTTTTCCGATTTTAGACAACGCTTAATTGAATACACTAAAACGTATTTCCCTAACACTTATAATGACTTTTCCCCTACATCCCCAGGAATGTTATTTATGGAGCAAGCCTCATATGTTGGTGATGTTTTAAGTTTCTATTTAGATAACCAATTCCAAGAAAACTTTATTCAATATGCTCAACAAACAAATAACGTTTATGAGTTGGCATATATGTTTGGATATAAACCAAAAACAACAGGCGTTGCCCAATCCACAGTAGATTTTTACCAACAACTCCCAGCTAAAACAATCAGTGGTAGTGTTGTACCTGATTATGATTATGCCATTACAATTGGAGAAAACACTACAGTTTCATCAACTTCCGGTGTATCTTTTATAATTCAAGATAAACTAGATTTTTCTGTTTCTAGTTCACAAGACCCAACAGAGGTTTCTGTATATCAAATAGCAGGGAATGTTCCACAATATTTTCTTTTGAAGAAAAGTAGAAGTGCTATTTCATCCACAATTCAAACCCAAACATTCACGTTTAATACCCCTGAACAATTTGCAACAATATCTCTTACAGGACCAAACATTATAGGGATTTTAGATATAATTGATTCTGATGGAAATGAATGGTATGAGGTAGATCATTTAGGGCAAGAAATGGTTTATAAACCTGTTTCAAATACAAATATAAATGATCCAAATAATACTGTTAATAATTTGGTTCCGTATATTTTGAAATTAGAAAAGGTACAAAGAAGATTCGCTACTCGTTTTACCTCCCAAACAAATTTACAAATACAATTTGGATCTGGAACAGTAAATGACAATGATGAAGAAATTATACCAAACCCAAATAATATAGGTTTAGGTTTACCATTCATAAAAGACAAACTCACAACAGCATATTCTCCATCAAATTTTCTTTATACAAATACTTATGGGATTGCTCCTTCAAATACAACTTTAACTGTAAGATATTTAGTGGGTGGTGGAGTTAATTCAAATGTACCTGCAAATTCATTGACATCTTTGAGTACAACAAACTCAAAATTCAATAATATTAATCTTAACCCAACAACAGCAAATTATATTTTTAATTCATTGGCCACTAACAACCCAGAAGCAGCCAGTGGAGGAAAAGCAGGAGATACCCTAGAGGAAATCAGACAAAATACATTATCTCTAGTGGCTTCCCAACAACGTTCAGTTACAGCGGATGATTATTTAGTTAGAGCTTTAAGTATGCCCGCAGAATATGGTTCTATTACAAAAGCATATATTGAACAACCTAAATTAACAGATGAACAAGTTTCTACTATTGAAACACTTAATTTATATTGTTTATCCCAAAATGCATCTGGTCAATTAGATTATGCTTCTGACTTATTAAAAAAGAATTTAAGAACATATATTTCCCAATATAGAATAATTGGAGATAGTATTGAAATTAGAGATGCATATATAATTAATATTGGAGTAAATTTTGAAATTATAGTTTTACCTGAATATAACAATAATGAGGTATTACTATCTTGTGTAACTTCTTTGCAAGATTATTTTAATATTTCTAAATGGCAGATTAACCAACCAATATTTTTGAGGGATCTTTATATCCTTCTGGATAGAGTAAAAGGAGTACAAACTGTAAAAACAATCAATATAGAAAATAAAGCAGGAACATCCCTTGGATACTCAGCATATGCTTATGATATAGTGGGTGCTACCCAAAACCAAGTAATATATCCTTCACTTGATCCAAGTGTTTTTGAAGTTCGCTATCCTAATTTAGATATTAAGGGGCGTGTTTCTCCCTTATAGGAGTATATTTATAATAAAATGGTAGGAATATATAAAATCACATCCCCATCTAATAAAATTTATATTGGTCAAAGTATAGATATTGAAAGAAGAAAAGAGGAATATAAAAGATTGAGTTGTAAAGAACAAACCAAATTATATAATTCTCTTAAAAAATATGGATGGGAATTACATTGTTTTGATATTATAGAAGAATGCGATGAATCTAAACTTATAGAAAGAGAAACATATTGGAAAAAATATTATAAAGTTTTAGAATTACCTTCATTATGTTGTAGGACAGATGGGAGAGGTGGATCTTTATCTAAAGAAACATGTGTTAAAATAAGTAATTCTAGAAAAGGAATTAAACATAGTCAAGAAACTAAAATTAAAATATCTATTAATCATTCCTCGTCTAAAAAAATTTATCAATATGATGTAAAAGGAAATTTGATAAAGGTATGGGATTCATATTCTCAAGCTGAAAGAGAAAATAAAGGGAATATAAAAAATAATATTTTAGGAAAAACCAAACATTCTGGAGGATATATATGGTTGAGAGAAGAAGATCTTTCCCTTCTAAGTCATCGACTTGATTTGATTAATCAATATAAAAATCCACTATTAGGTAAAAGTAAATCTGAAGATCATAAAAGAATACTTTCTATAAGTATTAAAGGTAAAAAGAAAAACTATAAAAAAGAATATTTATTTAATAATATAGGTTTAATAAAAAAAGATTATGAAACTTTATCTGTAAAAATGTTATCGAATAAATATAACGTATCTATTTTTACTATGTTAGAATTTTTAAAACAAAATAATCTCTACATCCCAAGAAAAAATACAATAAATAAAATAGTACCTCTATAATATTTATAATAAAAAATGGCCGTTTATAAATTATTTCCTTACAAGGATGCTTCTATATATTCTTATTATCCGAGTATGAACTCGGGTATGGATGCTATAAGTGAAGCCTATAACACCATAACTGTAGAAGGCACCCCAGATGTAGCTCGATTCTTAACCCAATTTGACTCCACAGAAATTTCAGATATCATAGATAATAAAATAAATGGTTCTACTTGGACAGTATATTTTAATTCATATGTAGCTTCTGCTCAAGGTATTTCAACAGATTATAACCTTGAAATATATCCTATAGCCCAAAATTGGAATAATGGAACGGGAGAATTCGGAGATTCACCCCAAACCCAAGACGGCATCTCATGGAATTACTCCAATTATTCAGGATCAGGTATATGGAGTATGTCTGGTTCTGTTGGGACTGAATTATATACAGGTTCATATAATCCTTCATATTCATCTTTGGGGGGTGGAAATTGGTTTTATTCTGGTTCTGGTGTTTCTTCATATCGTGTAACTCAATCATTTGGTTTAAGGAGTGATAAAGATTTGAGTGTAGAAGTTAAAACCATTGTTTCCAAATGGTATAGTGGTTCCCTTCCAAATTATGGATTCATTACTAAATGGGAAGATTCAATAGAATTTACAAATAGTGTATATGTTCAACCTACTTTAAAATACTACAGTGTTGATACTAATACAATTTACCCTCCTCAACTTGAATTTAGATGGAGAGATTACACAACAGTACTAACAGGATCGTTAACAGGCAGTATTGTAGATACCCTTAACCTTAAACTCGCTCTAAACGAAAACCCAGGAGTATTCTACCCAGATAGTATAAATAGATTTAGAGTAAATTCTAGCCCTTTATATCCCGTTAGAACATTCCAAACATCATCATATTTTACAGATTTATATTTTCTCCCAACTTCTTCATACTATGCTGTAAAAGACTTGGATACCGATGAATTTGTTATTAACTTCGATAATCAATATACTCAAATTAGTTCTGATGCTGAAGGAAACTATTTTGATGTTTATATGAATGGGTTAGAGCCTGAAAGATATTATAAAGTTTTAATTAAAACTATAATTGATGGTTCTACTATCATTTTTGATGATCAATATTACTTTAAAGTAATTAACGGATGAGCGAAAGTATCAAATTAAATAAACAAGTATACAACAAAAACAATTACCAAAAGGTAATTGATACCTCATTTACTCAATTAGGTGTTAAAACCATCCAACAACAGTTGCAAGAGCAACCCACAGTAAATGAGTTCTTTCAAATGTACAATGATTTATTTTACGATATACCAGAAACAGGTGAAACAAATTCACACGAATATCTAGTTAAAACTAGTGGTGCATATATTAATTTTGATCCCAACAGTGAAGAAATAGAAGCACTACAAGCAGAAATAGCTCAATTAAGAACAGATCTATTGGATGCCCAAAGACAAATAGTAGAGTTACAAACAGGAACAACATTAGCTAACCCTCAATAATGGCTACAGAAATTATTCAAATAAACACCCAAACACTAGAATCCCAGGCATATAATTCCCAGGACACTAATTTAATACCTACATTTGATGTTAATACATCTTTAACCTCAGGTAGTTATATTGAATATTTTGTATATGATTTAAATCAAAATTTACTTTATACTGACTATAGCTTTACCCAATATACTGTTTTGAATGATGGGCAAGCAGCTGGAAATAATGTTTTATCTCAAATAGAACTAGACCCTGAAAGAAACCTAACCTCAGTAGGATATGATCAAGGAAGCTATATAACATATTATAATTTTTTAAATAAAAAAATAGGTTCCTCTCTTGAGCAACTCTATATCTCTGAAATATCATCTGACAGGACAGAAATCCGCTTAGATAGTACTTCATTAACAAATAGTGACATAGTTGAACAAACCACAGCGTTTGTTGATGAAAGAGAAAATAGTGAATACTTTCTAGATTTTTATATTAATTTTGGAGATAACCAATTATATATAGCAAATAATATTGCCCTGGATAATGAAGATCCAAACAACCCAACAATATTAATTAAACTATATGAACCATTACCTACAGAATTTAATATAAATTCTACATTATGGGTTATATCATCCGTTGAAGAACCTATAGCATATCAAGTTAATTTTCTAGAGGAACCAATAGTATTTGATGACACCATCAGAATTAAAGGCCCCAATTTCAATATTGAACTGAAAGATCAAGTTAACAATTCAACACAAGAATTATCCTATACTGACCTAATTGCTACTTCTTTAACTAGTTCCCAAAATCAATTAAATAGTTTACTAGAGGAAAAAGAAATAGACATTAATATTGACTACACTAACTTTGAAGACTTTATTCATTTTAGTTCTGCACAAACTCGACTAGAAAATTTCTATCACAAGGTTAGCTTAATTGAACAGTATTCATCTTCAATCGCTATATTAAATAACACAAATTCCTCGTCGTTAGCTGTTAGCCAAAGTACAGCAGTATATGAAGCACAAATAAACCAAATAATTACCAATTTTGATGGTTGGGATTACTACCTATACTACTCAAGTGGTTCATGGGCTTGGCCTAAACTCAATACTGAACCACCCTACCAGCTAGCCCCCACTGGTAGTGTTGCTGTTTTAAATTGGTTTGGAAGCACAAATGAATATAGCCCCCAATATGGAGGAATAATACTATCAGCTTCTCTATATGACAATAACAATAAAGATAATCTTCTATATTCAATCCCAGAATATTTAAGAGAGGATCCTGCAAATGCACCGTATGAATTATTCATTGATATGGTTGCCCAACATTTTGATAATATTTGGATTTACTATAAAGATGTTACCAATAAATTTGATGCCGATAACCGTTTAGAGTCGGGTATATCAAAGGATATAGTAGCGGATGCTATTCGTGACTTTGGGGTTAAATTATATCAAAATAATTTTTCCAACCAAGACCTATACACTGCATTTCTTGGATTAACTCCTGAAGGTGGTCTATTTCCATTTCCAAATATTACTGGTTCTTTACCAACACCTAGTGGATTCGAATATATTGATACTTTAGTATCTGCCTCTAACGATTATTTACCGTTAGATGATGTAAATAAATCGCTGTATAAACGCATTTACCATAATTTACCATACCTGCTTAAATCAAAAGGTACTCTACCTGGTTTGCGCGCCCTTATCACCTCATATGGTATTCCTGATACAATATTGAGAATAAACGAGTATGGTGGAAAAGATAAAGTAGATACAAATGATTGGGATTACTGGCAAAATGAATTTAATTTTGCATATTCAACTGAAGAAAATAATTTTATATCATCTTCATGGACACTGAATAGTAACTGGAATTCCCCAAATGATGTTCCTTCAACTTTAGCATTTAGATTTAAAACCCCAGAGTTACCTACCGCAAATATACGTTACTCCCAAAGTTTATGGTCAAATGATTCAGGATCAGCTATAACACTTACCTATACAGGATCAGCATATACTACAGGATCATATTCAGGTTCCATTATAGACCCGTACTATCAATATGCTACTCTAGAATTTTACCCCGATATAGCAAACCTAACAGCTACAGCTAGTGTATACATGCCATTCTTTGATGGTGGGTGGTGGTCCGTTATGGTAAATAGAAGTGGAAGTGAATTCACATTAAGCGCAGCAAACAAGATATACGAGGGAGGAAATAATGGAACTACATTAGGATTTTATGCTACCTCTTCTATTACAGGAAACGATATACCGTGGATTAATTCCTCCACATCATACTTCCCAATTTCATTCTCAGCAGCAACTGTATTTGGATACGATATTGTAACCTATGATAATACAGCAATATATGATGGAACTGGATCATTAGCTGGCCTATATGAACCATTCTCCGGATCATACCAGGAAATCAGATATTACACTACAGTAATACACCCAGATGTATTTAAAGATTACGTAATGAATCCTTATTCTATTGAAGGTAATTCATTAAATAGTGCTCCAAATGAACTAGCATTCAGAGCATCCATTGGTGGAGAATTTTATACTGGATCAGTTTCAATCCATCCCAAAGTAACTGGGTCATGGGCTATAACTCAATCTTTCCCAACAGACAGTAGTTTCTATTATGATTTAACCCCAATATTTAAACCCAACACTGAATATTTCTTTTACGATCAACCAGTAGCAGGAATTAAAAACGCTGTAAGTGATAAAATTCGTTTGGAAAATGATAACATACCCTCAGGAAATACATTATCACCCTTCAGAAGACTAGCTCAAACCACAGAGGCTAGTGCAAGCTACACTGTAGGAACTAATCTACTTGAGGTAGCATTTTCCCCACAGAACGAAATAAATGATGATATAAACTCATCTATTGGTTTCTTCAATATTGGTGATTTTATAGGTGACCCTGCTTTTAGATCATCCCGTCTAAATTCATATCCTGATTTAGATAAATTAAGGAATGAATATTTCGAGAAATATACTAAAAACTATAATTTAGTTGATTTCATACGTTTAATTAAATTCTTTGACAATTCACTATTTAAAATGATTAGGGACTTTGTACCTGCACGTACAAGTCTTGCCTCTGGAGTTGTCATCAAACAAACCTTACTTGAGAGAAACAGATACCCTGAACCACAAATAACTTGGGAAAATTTAGATATATCTGGGACTATTAAATCTACTCAAGTATGGGATCATATATCTCAAAGTAGTTATATTTCACATTCTTTGATTGAAACATTCAATGGTGGAACAGCAGGAATACTAGAGCAATTTAATGGAATTAATACCTCACCATATGGTATAAATGGAAATGGCCCTAGTAACAGATTTGGTATTACTCAAAGTTGGGATGAAACCTATCCAACATTATCCGGTTCGGTTACAATAGTTCATGATTCACAAGATGAATTTTATAATGGGGAATTTAGTGGATCTGTTTTAATAGTTACAACACAAAGTTTAAACCAACCATACCCATCTAACTATAACCTATTTTCCTATAAACCAGTCCATTACTATGGAATTTCTTCAACGGAAGATAATATATTTAAGAATAACTTCTTCAATACATCTACTACCCCATCACCCGGAGAAATATATTTCTATGATAAAGACCCAAGCAATCTATCAACAGCATATATTAAAATAGCCAAAATAGATTGTAATGGAAATAACAACCAATATATTCTCGAAACTGCTAACATTTTATTAATATATAATAGTGACCAATCCAAATATATAGAATACCCAGTTAAATTATTTGGGGAAGGATCTGGGTTTATTTTATATGAATGTATTGCTCCTTTAAAATCATTTAATGAAGCAACATTCCCCAATCAAGTTTTGGACTATACCGTTTCTGCTTCAAAGACAATTCCTCAAATAATTTCAACCCCAATTCTTGGAACTTATCCTATAATTAATAACTATTCAACTAAAACTGGAGATACCCTTAATTATTTTAATCTTATTTCAGGAACATACACCTTAATGAACACCCCAAATACTCCATTATCTATTACAGCTTCTTTTACAAATGCTGGTGATGCTAGTTTGGGTGATGGGAGGGCATTTATAGAAATATTAAGAAATGGGACCCGTACTGTACTTTCCTCTATTATTGGATTTACTACTACTTCTCCAACAACAGTAACTATTTCTGCTTCTTACTATGGTTTAGAAGGAGACCAATTATATTTAAGAGCTACTGTTAGTACTGCCTTATCTAGTTATACCATAACAAACGCCCAACTATCAATTACCCAAAGTAGACCTATTGAAACAGTAAGTTGTACCCCTATCACTTTTTTTGAACCAAATATTACAGAAGCGAATTTCTATAATAGTGATGAAAATGCATTAATAAATAATGCCTTTGAAGACCGTTTAAGTACCCAATATCAAGATGTAGATTATTCAACCGGGGCTCTTATCCCAACAAACTTTAATTTATTAATTAGTGGAAGTGCCCAAAAGGCTGCAGTACAAGATTCAAACTATAGTACAATAAGACATATTAACCCAAGATATAATGGTAGTAGAACCACATCCCAAAGATTAAATGTTTGGACCCCAGACTTAGATATAGGAACATATGGTAAATTACCCACAATAGATTCAGCTAAATCATATGTTGCCTATTGTGTTAATTTTACCGGATACCCACCTGAAAGAATGAATACTTCTGCTCTTGTGGTTCAATATTTAATCGGAGAAGACGGTACTATAGTAATCCCTAATACATCACAAAATTCCCTCCAAATAAACAAAGGAACATTTGAATCTAGAGAGAGAGTATCAATTGTAACTTCAAACAATATTTTAGGATTACAAAAATATTACAATATAGTTAGAGGAGGTACTCGCATTGAACCTATTCTATATACTCAATCTGGTAGTGCCCCCAATGAAAATTGGAACACAACAATGAGCTTTGAAGATATAACACCATCTGAAATAGGACTCCCAGGAAATTATACAGCTCAATACACTAAACCTGGATCTGATACACTTCCTAACAATTCATGGTTTAAAATACCTTTAACAAATACTATTTATGGTGTTTCTGTATCTAATAATGAATATAATGTTACCCTTGCGGCTATAGAAGATGGGATTACTTTTAATGTTAAAGCTAAATTTAACATTTATGTACCTGGTTCATATTGGTGGAATGAAACAAATATATTCTATGCTTTTACTGGGATTGGTAAAAGTAAAAAAGAAGAAGTTTTTTTAGGTGGAAGTTATTCACTTAATGGAAGAGTAGTTAGAGAAAGAGGATCATCAAAAAAATATTACCCATCTAGTAATGGATTAAATTTTAGCCCTCCTCGTGGTAGTATACAAACTATATCTATCCCATCCAACCCAAATGAATTTATAACCGTCCCATCAGCTGATTTAAATACTGGGGATAAAATATATTTTGAAGTAAAAATTTCATACACACCTACAGAAGTCCCTGAAGGAGTATCCAATATCCCAACCATTTCATCTAATGTTTTTACAGTAGCTCAATATCCATTATATTCACCATCTATTACATCTTCTGGGGCAAATTCAATTTGGGGGTGGCCAAATAAAACTCTATATCCAAATGTAATAACATCTTCTAATCAAATATTAGTTGATACTTATGATGTAAATGTTAAGCAAGTTGATATAACAGGATCTGGATTTAACCCAATTTCACTTCCATGGTCAATTGAATATGGAGATGAATTTAGATTTGAAGGTAGAGAAGATTTTACATATCAAGTAGGAAAAATATTCCCGGCCGATGTAAGTGGATCTGGTAGAATTACTGAAACAGGATCAATTGAGGTACATTTTAATTCTCCTCTCCCAATAAGTGCTAGTTCTTCTGCATTTAATTTAGATCATTTCCTTATCCGTAGATATGTAGATGATCCTACTTTAATATTAATTGATGGACTCAGACCATCAGGAGTATCAGGTGATGGACCATGGTTAGTTAAACCAGAATTTGTGAATCCTGCTCTAAATAAAAGTATAGATCAATTTATTGTGGATCTTACGGAAAGAGGTTTGCTTTGATAATATTTATAATAAAATGGTTGGTATATATAAAATAATATCCCCTACAAATAAAATTTATATTGGCCAGAGTACTAATATAGAACAAAGATGGAAATGGTATAATAAATTATACTGTAAAAATCAAACCAAACTATATTATTCACTAAAAAAACATGGCCCCCAAAATCATATATTTAAAATTATAGAAGAATGCGATGAATCTAAACTTATAGAAAGAGAAACATATTGGAAAGATTATTATAAAGTTTTAGAAACACCTTCATTATGTTGTCGAATAGATGGAAAAGGAGGAAAAAATAGTAAAACAACAAATAAATTAATATCTAAAAGTAATAAAGGAGTAAGTAGAAATAAAGGAAGAATTCAAAGTGAGGAAGAAAGAAAATTAAGAAGTCAAATTAAACTTGGATATATACCTTCTTCTTCCCATATTGAAAATATGAGAAAATCTATGTTAGGGAAAAACACTAAAGGAATAATATGTATAAACACAGGAACAACATACCCTAGCATACGAGAAGCAGCTCAAATGTTAAATTTAAATGAAAGAGCTATTGGTAATCATTTAAAGGGGTTGACCAAACAATTAAAAAATAAATTAATTTTTAAATATATCTAAATTATGGGATATCTTTCAAATAGTGTAGTTACAATTGACGCTATATTAACAACAAAAGGTAGAGAACTTCTAGCAAAAAATGATGGTTCTTTTAGAATTACACAATTTGCCTTAGCAGATGACGAAATCGACTACACTCTATATAATCCTACCCACCCCTCAGGTTCTTCATTTTATGGTGAGGCAATTGAAAATATGCCACTATTGGAGGCATTTCCCCAAGAAACCCAAATCATGAAATACAAATTAGCTACTCTACCACGTGGAACAGCTAAATTACCTGTACTTGATTTAGGTTATTCGGCAATATCATTACAACAAGGAGCATCCCTTTCAATCACTCCACAAACCCTAAATTACCTTGGAAACAACCAAACATACGAAACAAGTGGATATTCAGCTACAATTTCGGATGTTAGATTAATGAGTACATATACTGGGGTAGGTATTAATACAACAGTTGCAAATGAGGCAAATGTTAATGCTACTACTACTTTAGGTACAAATGTTTCCAAAACAATTATTGGGACACAATTTAACTTAAGAGCAACAACTATAAATACATTATTTGGTTCTAATACTCAATTATCTGCTACTTTAACTGTAGTAGGTCTAGATAGTGGAGCTAGATTAACTATTCCAATTACTATTAACAAAGTTAGCTAAAAAATAAATAAATGAGCTTTAAAAGATTAGACCCTGAAGATTTTGTGGTAAGTAGCGATTCAATTTCCTCTACTGCTTGGTCCACTGGCGCCCCAGCATTAACAGAATTTTATACATCATCAGTGCAAGATGCTAGTTCCGCTGGAAACTATTATTTAAGTGTTTTCCAAACATCATCCACTGACCCTACAGCAGCTGTTCAATTTGATATTGTATACTGTGATAGTCAAGGAAGTGGAAGTGAACTTTACAATAATATTGTTGTTGGAAATTCCCCAACTAAAACAATGTACGGACAATATCGTTCATTGATTTTGGAAGATGAAAATTCTTCATTTACATTTGGTACTGGAAACAACGTAATAACTGCAAGTAATTTTTGGGTAATTAATATTGAAAGATCCCGATATAAAGAATCACTATTCCCCGGCTCACTTAACTTAACCCTTTCAGGGTCAGGTACAAGAAAAATCCAACTTACAGATAACTCAGCAGTTACTACAGTAAATACATTCATTGGATCAACAAGAGTATTTCAATTAGTTTCGGGATCAAATGGTACCCCAATTTCCACAAATAGTGGGTATGTTGCTGGGTCTGGTTCTTATGGTTTAGTATTTCCTGATTTAGGGGTAATTATGTTGAATCCAAGAGCTATATCTCAATCACTTCATGTATCACCCACTCGCTCATTTGATTCTAATACTGGGGTAAATAATGCAAGATTATATAATGCCATATCTCTTGGAGGTAACTTCATACTTAATTCCCAAGAAACCATTACTTCAGATTACATATTCGTTAGAGCTAGAAATAGTGAATTTAACTACTCAGAGAACCCAACATTTATTGCTGGAGCAACAGGTGAGGTAATTTACGATGAATTTATCAATAACCCTCAAACATATTTAACTACTGTAGGATTCTACAATGATTCAAATGAATTGTTGGCTGTAGCTAAAATGTCAAGACCATTGATAAAAGATTTCACCAAAGAAGCACTTATCCGAGTGAAGCTCGACTTTTGATAGATGATGAATGAGTGTATTCAAGCCATTTATAACTTCGGACGTTATTGTCTCGCCTTTCAAAGTAAATAAATCATTTTCATTTGAGGGGACAGCGGCATTAACCGGATCCGGTGTTGATCTATATATTGGAGTAAATACAAATCCTACACTTTGGGTATCCGGATCAAGTACAACAGGATATGTAACCCCACAAGACCCATTCCTTCTTTACCGCTCCATTAGAGAACTCTACTACTACAATTATCTTAAAGATGAAGATGGATCCCCTGCCACTACAGCATCATTTAACCCGGATGGAACTATAACTACAACATCCCCATATACCCCAAATGCATATAATTATTTATGCAATACATTACCATCTAATAGATATTTTCCCACTGGATCTGGGGAAATAATTGGAGTAATAACCATACCCTCTAACCTATTTGGGGAATACATCAAACCTGGAACATTTTC